CATAATTGTTCTTTCCTTTAATATTTATACTATTTATTCATCACTATCTGTTGATACATTATATTTTTTACCATCTGTAAATTGTTGTATATTTGTTGTAAATCCAAAATCATCATCTGCGTCAGCTGATGTTGGATTAGGTGTGATAGTAATTCTTACTTCTCTTGCTTTATTAGTTGTATCCGTATCCATGTAAGCATCTGATTGTACTGTTTTAACAACTTTTTGAGTTGACGCAGGGCCAAATAGATAAGTCTTCGCAGTAAAACCTAGTGTGTATATCACTGCTCTTCTTTGTGAAAAGTCACCTGAATATGTGTCTTCATAATTTACACTATTTAAAACAATGGGTATATCTCTCTTAATATCTAACTCTGGTATCGCATTTACAGTCACAGTAAAGTCAGGTTGAAAGAAAGGTAATATTTGTTCTATAATTTGTAGACCTGCCTCAGCACTCGCTGTAAAAGAATATAGATTGTAAGATATATTATAAGGTACAGGAACATAATTAAAGTTTAATACTTTACCATCTGCGCCAGACTTAACGTGTTTAAATTTTTGTACTCTTGTTAGTTTTCTACTAGAGTCATATGAAATACCTGTAATCTCAAAACTCATACGAGGTAAAGTTACAGCAAATTCTCTTTCACTTAAATTAGGTTGTGCGTCTAGTCTAGCTAAAAACTTTTCTTTTGGCGCATAAGCTAATGGTACTTTAATAGATTGAGTAACATTACCAGAGCTATCTCGTCTTTTGATTTGTATGTTATTAAAGATTTGACCAAAGCCTATGGTCATTCTTCTCATACTCTCATTGTAAAAATATGTTCCAAACATCTAAAAATCCACTTCTCCAAAAGGGTTACGTTCTGTAAAATCTAATATATCATCTGTTGTTGATGATGTATCAAAACCAGCTTGTGCATCTAAATCATTATTTTGAGCATAAGTTGATTGGGTTTGTAAGTCATAAGTTTCAAGTAATAGATAGTTTGCATCACCACTCGCACTATCGTTTTCTAATTGTAACGATCCAACTTCATTCTCTAAAGTAAATTGATGAGCCAACATATCTAAACTATATTGATCTTCAGCACTATCAATTGTACCTACACCTGTATTTAATTCTTCTGAACTATATTCCCATCTAGTACATACTAGTTTATAAACTGGTAGTTGACCTAGTTGAAAGAAAGGCTCTTGGTCTTGTACAAATTGTATCTCAAAAAAACTATTCATCAAAGGCATATAAATTATATCGCCCTCATTTGGTCTACCTTCTTTTACTAAGGTAGCTTTTTCATCTACAGCTTGATTAAATCTTTTCTTGGCGATCATAAAAGTTGTATCTTCTCTGATCTCTAAACCAAACTTATTAACAATCTCTTGTTCGCCAGCGAAACCTTCAGTTGTTTCCATATACGCTTCAAGTAATAGCGCAGATGAAAATTTAGACAACATATCTTCGCCTAAAATTAAATCTCTATTGACTAGTGTTCTTGGTAAGTAGTAAACATCTTGGCCATATATCTTTAGACCTTCAATGATTAAATCTTCGTAAAGTCTTTTTTCGGCTGTATTACCAATGCCGTTACCATCTTGGAAATAGTGATTGACTGGCATGGCATTATCCTATCATTAGTGCTGGGTTTAATTCGTAAGTTGTTCTTAATTCTGTTTCTAGTTTTTCTATATCAGATAAAGCCTCTGAATATATTTGTTGACCATTTAGAGTTACGCCACCTAACATAGCAACACCATTAAACTTTGATAAGTTTGCACCCCATTGTTTTTTAAATAAAGCTGTCACATATCTTTTTAAAAATAAATCATCATTTACATCTGTAAAAGTAGTAGGGTCTAATTTTCTATAACATTCTATAACTAAATACTCACCTACTGCTATATCATTTTTCCAATCCATATCAATGTATAATCTATTATCATTCTGATTAAATCTTAATGGTTTTTCACCAACAAGTATGTGATCTAAAAAATCTAAATGTCTTAATACATTGTCATAGTTAATAATAGAAGTAGAAGAAAAATCATAAAGATCATTTAATCTTAATTGGTATCTTACATCAAATAAATTTAAATTACCTTTATTAGAAAACGGAAATAAGTTAATTACAGATACAACTGATTCAGGAACAATAATAAAATTTTGTCCTTCTTTATAAGTTGTTGATACAGAATTTTTAGTTGCTGTTTCATTTGATCCATCAACAGTTATTCTATCATAATCTGTTTGTGTGTATTGATATTTTAAATATGTTCTTCTAATACCATCATAGTGATATTGTGCGTAATATTGATATGCCTCGTCTAGTCTATCTTCTAGTTGGTCATCATCAACATTTATATCAATTACAGGTTTCCCTAACGCTCTCAAAGCGTATTGTTTTAATGTTTCTCTTGTAGTAGGTGTTGCCATAATACTATTTATATCCTATCCTAGTGCGACAGCTTGAGCGATAGCAAACGATTTCGCTGCCTTAGCGTCTAATTGTGTTTGAATAGCACTAGTTACTCCAACAGTATGATTTAATTGTGTAGCTGTCGCTGTGACTGCCACATCTTCATTTACTTTTGGACTAGTTAAAGTTTTATTAGTTAATGTTTGCGTACCTGATAATGTCGCCACTGTACTATCAATAGCCACTGTCAACGTGTTACCTGATCCAGAAGTATCTATACCTGTACCACCAGCGATGTCTAATGTTTCACTATCTAAATCAATTGATAGAGCGCCACCAGAATCACCTTGGAAATCTAAATCTTGTGCCGTCACTTGTGAATCTACATATGCTTTAATAGATTGTTGAGTTGCCAAATGACTAGCTGAATCAGATGACATATTATCTTCATCTTTAATAGATGTACCAGATATAGTATCATTTAATACAGCACTTGTTAAAGTTTTATTTGTAAGTGTATCGGTTGATGATTCTGTCACAATAGAGCCATCTGTTGCGATAGATACTTTATTATCTGTGACTGTAGTTGTCACACCTGATCCACCTTCAAATATTAATACTTCACCTAACGCCACTGCGTCTGATGTTGAACTATCGTCTCTAATTGTGATAGTTGAATTAGATAATTTTGCGTTTGTGATTGAACCAGCTAACATCGCATTAGTGACAGTTCCAGTATCACCTGTACCAACTAAAGTACCTGTTGATGTTGGCATACTAATTAGAGCTTCAGTATGATTAATTTTGTTTGATGCAGGAACTGTAGCATAGTTACCCATATAAGCATGAGAAGAACATTGATAATAAAGAATACTTGGTGTATCTTCATCAACATCAATTTGTGTATATGCACCTGCACTACCAGGTGTACCACTTGTTGTTACTCCAGTTGTGTATGCTGTTGTCTTATCAGCATCTAAATAAAACCTTAGTGGGTGTCCACTATTTGAACTATCTGCTTGGTCAAATTTATAATAATAACCAGAATCAGATGTAACGTTATCTGCACCGTGTAATTGTATTGCTGGTGACTCAATACCATTTAAGAAATATGCACTTGAACTACCATCACCATTATATGGGTGAGCAGCTGTTTTACTTGCTACGGTTACAGTTATTGTAACAGGTGCTGAAGATGGTCCATATGAAGCACCTAAATAATCGTGGTCTAATAATTTTACATTTTTAATTATATTTGTATTAGCATCTAAAGTACCACCTAGACTTGGTGTAGTATCATCAGATACATTTGATAAACCTGCACCAGCAGCAGAACTTACAGAAGTAAATGATAGGTTACCTGAACCATCTGTAATTAAAACTTGATTAGAGTCACCATCATTTGCTGGTAAAGTTAATGTGACATTACTACCTAAACTTGGTGATACTAACGCTACATAATTACTACCATTATAAATTCTATTTGCCGCACTTGAAAAAGTACCTTTTGTGATTGTAAGATTACCAGTTGAACTACCTGTAAACGTTCCTGTACCTACTGTAAACTCATCAGCGCTTTCATCAAAACCTATGATGGCATTTGCATCATTACCTCTTTCAATAACGATACCAGCGTCACCTGATGCTGATCCTGTTCTACCTGTACCTAATTCTATAAATTGATCGGCTATTGTAGTATTAGTAGATGATACTGTTGTTGTAGTACCAGATACTGTAAAATTACCAGAGACAGTTAAGTTTCCTGTAATAGATAATCCTTCACCCATTTCTATGATAGATGAATCAACAGATGTAATACTATTACCTGTAATATTAATACCACCAGCAGTTAAGTTTGAAATACCTGCGATTGTAGTATTACTCGCACCTAAAGCTATTGATGTAGTACCTATAGTAACAGCAGAGTTAGATAATTTTGAGTTTTCAATTGAACCAGCTAATTGAGCGTTAGTAATTGTACCTGTCAAAGATGAAGTAGGGTATGAAGTTGCGTCAGATAAATCAAACGCTGGTGTCGTATCACTAGCACCTAATGCTAAAGAAACACCACCAAAATTAATAGTTGAATTTGTTAATGCTGAATTAGGAATATTAGCTAATGCTGGTCCTATTTGAGATAGATTCGCTCTACCCTCAGTACCACCATCTGATACTAATAATTTATCTGTTGCAGCTAATGTCTGACTTGTTAAATCTGTTGCGCCATCAATATTTACTATCGCTTCAACAGCACCAAACTCTAGCGCTGTTGCGCCTGAATTTACTTTTAATACTTGACCAGCAGAACCAATAGATAACGCAGCACCTATACCACCATGAGATAGAGGAATAAACTCGCCAGATTGAAACTCTGCCAAACCTGTGGCAACGTTACTATCATTAAATACTGTTCTTATTGGTGTTTTTGCTGACATAATTCTCTCTCTTGTCTATTTATTAAAATTGAAATAGTGTGATATTACTATCTGCTAGATTACTCCCATTTGATAATGTAAATGATTTTGATCCTGTGTAAACAAATTTATCATCTACGACAGAGTTAAAGTTAAAGTTTGTATTGGCAGTTGATAGACCACCAGCCTTTGAAAAAAAAGGTACAACAGTTGCCGCTTGTTCTGTACCACCTGATCCTGTTACTGCGACAGCAATTTTATTAGCACCAGCTTTTGAACCTGCTGGTAAAGTTACACCTGTCGCTGATACGGATACCGTACCTGTACCATCTGAATCAATTGTTGCACCACCTAGATTAATTGTTTGTCCTGTTAAAAATAACTCACCAAAACGTTTACTTGAAGTACCTAGATTTCTTGTACCATCACCATCAGGTACAATATCTGAATCTACTGCAGTAAGTTCAGCTGAGCCTAACGCCACAATAGTACCACTATTGTTTACAAATATCTTCTTCTGTACTGGATTGATACCGACTTCACCTGACTCTAAATCACTTGTAGAGGGATCACCTGAAGCAGCTGTAAATCTTTTTAGTTTTATCTTTAATGGCATTAATTACCGTCCACTTGATCTGTAAATTCTAATTTTTGTGTCGTACTATTAAATACTAAAAATTTACCATTACCAAGTGAGCTTGTATCAACGTCATCTAAATTCAAAAGTCGTACTTCACCACCACCACCAATTGAAGCCATCTGCATACTAACTAATTTCTTAAATTGAGTAAACTCTCTTTGTAGTTTCTCTAAATCGCTTAATTGTGGTTGTTCATCTAATTGTTCAGGTTTCTTAATTAAACCTGACATCGCCTGCGCTAGAGAATTAACATCTGTTTCTTCAACTCTAGGCTCAGGTCTTGTTTTCTTATTAAAGTAATTTACTGGTTTTACTTCAACTTGTTTTATTTCTTCTTTTACTTCTTCAACCTTTTGTATAGTTTCTACAATTGGTTCTAATTCTTCTTGTTTCTTTTCACTCTCAGTAGGCTCATCATATTTTTTATTAAATTCTTCATAACCTTCAACCTCTGTTGGATCAAATCCATCTTTAGGTTCTTCTTTTTGTTTTTCTATATTCTCTTGTAATGCTGATTCGAATTGATCTAATCTATTAAAGAAACCTTGTAAGGCATCTAGTTTTGTAGACTCACGTTTCGCTATGATAACGTGTTCTCTTTTCGCTTCAGATACTGTACCAAAAAAACTAGATAAGTCTTTTGAAAGATCAATATTTACTCTAGGTGTAAATCTAACCTTTTCTTCTTCAACCTTCTTTTTTTCTTTGGCTACAGAATTAAAAAATTCTTGTAACTCATTCATTATAGTTGTGTCACTCTAGGATTGACTGTTACTATTCCTTTTTGTACAACTTCAATAGTTGAGTCAGCAAGTGTAATCATTACATCATAAACGTATCTACCAGCACTAATATTTTTAGTAACTGTATCTGTCAATTGTAATTTGTATATACCTGATGCTGCTGTGACTATTGACGCTGTAAAAGTTGCTGTTAAAGTAGAGGAATCATAAGATGGCCTCATCTGTGCATTAAAAGTACGACCAGATATATCATAAGCTGTTGACCCATCTGTTGTGACAGTTAAATTCTTACTAAAATCTGCGCCTTGATCTATAACTAAATTGATGTTTTGACTTTGTGTTACGGCCATATAATCTCCCTTACCGTATATTTATAATAGTAGGGGTATTAGTTTTTATTTTTTACAAAATCAGGGGTACCTAACATAGGTCTACCATCAAACTTATTCTTATCAGCATATGGCCCATTAACGTGATTATAATGTAAAAATACTTGACCACATATATTACCCTCAAAAGGCTCTCTCCAGTGTTCTAAATCACAACCACTATAAACTAACATATCACCAGGTTCTAAATCTACTCTATTTCCTGGGGGTGCGTTAGGTTTGTGTATATTTTTATATTCATCTATGACATTATCTGAACCTGTTGGATCAATATATATTGGCCACATATCACCACCCAAATTTAACGTAGTTGATATTTCACAACTTGGTCTATCTTTATGTCGTTTTAAAATAGAGCCATTTTCATAAACTCTTGTATATGAATAAGTTGGTATTAAATCTAAACCTGTTTGTTCTTTCATCACAGGTAATACTTTCATTAATAAAGTTTCCATGACTGGATCAGCATAATGAGAATATACATTAGGTACTTGTCTGTCTGCCCAAGTACCCCACATACCTGTATCAGCAATAATATTATTAATGTACATATACTTTGCGGCATCTCTTTTTAATAATAGATAGTTAAAACAGAAATTTGCTAGATCATACGAAATTGCTTTTTTAATTACTTGATATTTTTGTTTTTCAAATGTCATACGAACATACCTTTCTGTAAAAAATTAAATGACACCGATATTCGGTTTTCATTAGATTCATTTGGTTCAACACAATGGGTCAACCAAGCAGGAAACATGATACATCTACCTTCCTGTGGATCATAGGCAGTTTCTCTATAAAGTCTTGGTGGTAATTGACCAGGTTTTTGTCTAGGTCTTATCATAGATGCTGATGCTCTAGGGTCATCTATTTTTAACTGTCCAGAATTTTTTGGCACCTTTATATAATACACACCTGACCATAATGAATTAGGGTGTTGATGAGCCCTATTCATACCACCTGGTGGATTTACATTCGCCCACATATTACCTAAAAATGGTGAACCTTCATAATGTTCTTCAGCAAATATTTTGTGTTGTGCTTCATATAAAGCATTTACTAATCTTTTATACTCTGGTTTTTCATGCATATTAGTTGTTGAGTGCCAACCTTGTACATTTGTTCTCACTACCCCTTTATCTTGTTGCATCCAATTTAATATATCTTTTTCTAATTGTATATTAATTGATAGGTCGTTATGGTCAAATATGTATATAGGTGTTGGAAAATGTAATTCTCGTATCATATTATCTCAACGGAGTGCCTCCAAACCACAT